TTTAACGACTACTCTCTAAACAAGTCGACTTTATTTATCCTCTTAAGTTAGAGTTGTGGTGTTATAGGGTATTCCCAATTGAAACCCTAAAATAAAATCATCACCCCCACCAAGGGCGACCATATATGGTGATCCTCCTGCAACTGTATAATCATGACCCACAATACTGACGGTCATTGAAACGTAAGCATCAGTACCGAGACCAGCTCCAATACTGATAGGCTTACAATTAACGATCGAGTAATACGGGACAGTTATATCTAAGGGACACCTAGAAACCGTAGGAAATGGTTGCATGTGCACTGAGTTACCAACATAATTGGCTGTGGTGTTTAGAAAATAATTTTGACCACCTATTAAAGTGATCATATCAGTTGTTGCCTGATAAACTAAACGTGCACTTAAATCCACATCGACACCAGTTCGAGGGAAGACTATGACTCTATAAGAGCCTCGATAATAACGAAAAACTGACATCATTGTCAAACACATATTATAATATCTCTTGTCTGCCTGCAGATTGAGATTTGATGCTAAATTTAGTGTCACACCAGCCTGACTAGCAGGATCTTCTGTAGGGTTAAACAAACTATACAAAAGTTGTGTCACCATATTAGTCAATTGTTTGACGCCAGTTATCTCAAAACTTTGATGTGTGCGATTAGACACATACCCATTCTCAATTCCACCTATTACTGGATAAGGTATCTTCATAAGACAATCCATAGACATGCTAGGAAATTCTTTACAAGAAGCCAACCCTCCAGATTGAGCTTGCCAAGCTCCTACAGTTGGTACATTGGCTGTTGTTGGAAGACCCAATTGAAAATCATTTGCCGCCGAAACGAACACCTGAAAATAAATTGGATTAACCACAGGTTCACCACCTGTTAAAACATTTACCACTTGAAGTAATAAATAGCCATTTGTACTATTACCCCGAGTTGCTGAAGTAACAGCAATATTATTATTCAACCATTCTGTTGGTTGCATGAATGGTACTGTAAAACTATACTCTGTCTCGGTTGTAATGTCAAACACTAAATTTATCAAATTCACTGCTTGATCATCTGTTGGTAATACAATTGCTGCTGTGGAAGAAATATAAGGTATATATACTAAACGCACTCTACAAGAATGAAATTTAGATGCTATAAATGAAATATGAAATCGAAAACCACCCCTCCAAAATTGAGCATATTTTGACATAAAAGCTACTGGTGTAGCTACATAACCACTGACTAAATTAACTGGTGTTACATAGTCAGATACTAAATATGCTAAGGGTGTTACATATGTTTGCCAAAGAACAGCACCCACTAAATTCAATGATGTTATTTGTCCTGTATACAGAAGAGCTGGCCTTTGCATAAAATGCAAAATAGACGCTGCCTCTTCTGTATCGTTAACATAAGCATAATCCTTAGTTATTAAAGCTAAAGCTTCTTGGCCCATATTAACAGTCAAAGGACTATCAATGGCATAGTTTAACAAGGGCTGCCTAACCTGCATTGGTGTATGAGTTTGGATATTTATTGGAACAGACATACCTAGATACCTAGACACATCACCAAACAATTTAGCTCCCAACGCAACAGAATTCATATACATTCCAATGCCAGGAAGAAAATGAAGGGACCCTGCAAAGTCACGTGCCTTATAAAAAGCATTAGCAACCTTACCTATCTTCTTTTCATTCTCCTCTCCAACTTGAGCTGTATAATCATTCGTATAAGCATAACCTTGTACATTTGGGTTAACCATTCTAGCAAAAATGGTGTAAGTTATTGTGCTAGCCACACCAGATACACTTGACAAAGGAACAGAGACATAGGGAAATAATGTGAATAAATCCACATCATTTTTACCTATTGTCATCCGATTCTTCACATGTGTAAAAGGAAC